CGAGGTAATAAAGCTGATAGGACATTACTTGACGGAACGACTGAAGAAGCTCGTTGGTTGAACATCTGTATTGAACAGCCTAAAGGTTTTAAAACGGCTGCTTTCGTAGATGGTGAAGCTGATGATGGTGATACCAATATGTATAGTGTTCTTGGTAAAGCCGGTATCTTGGCTATTAAAGATGGTGTCAGTACTTTAGTCATTACGGCTGAAGGTGCTCATAGATCAGTTGAAGCCTCTGGATGGGGTATTGGTCTTTACATTCTTGGAAGTGATGTAAGTAAGGGTGGTTCAACCGCCGGTATTATGGGTGGTGGAACTGGTTATGCAAAGAATGAAACCCAGACTGAAGATGAACCTTGGTTTCAAGGTAAAGCTGGTATGGTAGAATAAGTTCAACTGATTTATTGCAATAAGTCAATTTTAAATGGGAATAGTTTCGACTATTCCCATTTTTTATGTTTACTTTTTTGGGGGAATTTGTTATTATATTATATGTCGTGGCACAAAAAGCTGATAATAAAAAATACAAAGCATAGATTCCATTGATTACTAACCACGACAGGTAATTACAATGGGGGAGAGAGGATGAGTAAATGGATTAACAAAGACCTTTTCAATGACTTCCAGAAAGAGAAAAAGGTCGAAGCAGACGCACCACAGCAGTTTGGATTAAGAAGAAGTGATTTAGTGTGGGAAACACCACAAAAAGGAACGACCGAAAGACCGAAGGTTTATGAAGGTCGGTTCCTACCAGACCCGAAAGGAAGTTTCTATAAGAAATATAGTTATCACATGTTCCAGTCGGGTGAAAAATGGGCATTCATTCTATGTCCTAAAACACAGGCATTTGAAAATTATTGCCCAGTTTGTTCGGTGACTTCTAAATTGTATCAAGGTTCACCGGCTGATAAGAGAATGGCTGGATCGTATAAGAGGAAAGAAAAGTTCGTAAGTAACTTTTTACTCGTAAATGATCCACGTGACCCGGAACGAGATGAAGAAAAAAGAGTGAACAATACAGTTAAGTTGTATGAATTTCCTGGAAAAGTTGAAATGAAACTTAAAGAGGAAATCACCGATGTAAATAATGGATATGGATATAGAATATTCGATCCAGGTGAGGATGGACATAATTTCATTCTCAAAGTACTTGCTACAAAGAAAGATCAAAATGGTAATGTGTGGCCAGATTATAGCTCGTCTACATTTTCAAGAAATTCAGAAGCGATCGGAACTGATAGTGAGATAGACGAACTGATGAAAAGTTGTACAGATTTGGATGAGTTTATAAATAGTCTTGGCGTGAGTGAAGAAAGAATTGAAGAAGTACTCAAAACAGAAATGGTGTGGGATTTAGTATCAAAAGAGTGGGCGAAAGTAAGAGGATTAACTGAAGAAAAGAAGCCAGAAATCCAGGCGCCTGGTCTTGATACACAAGACGACATTGATGATTCGGTGTGGGATAAAGACGATACATCACCGGACACAGTGGAGTCAGAAGATGATGAAAAACCATGGGTAGAAGGCGACAAAGATTTGGAAGACGAAGATTTGCTCGCTGAGTTATCTAACATGTAAGGAGACAGGATGAAAAAGTTAATAACGTTGTTAGTAGCAGTAATTTTTGTTTTTTCAATGATAGGTTGTACGGCTGAATGGTATAAACATGATACCGTGTACAAAACCAACGATCACATGTTTTTTAGTTGGTGGGGATATGATAATCCAGACGAACAAGACTTTCAAAATCAGAAAGAACAAGGCGGCTGGTGGGGCGATGAAGTCCTTTATATTCCAGCAGAATAAGGTAACCTGTAAACCTAAGACGCTAGGCATATCAAGTAAGTCCTAGTCAGGAAAAGACAAGGTCTGTTCAAAGAGAGGCTCTTGTCACCTCAGCTTAATACTCGACTAAGAATAGAGTGACTATAATAGAAAGAGTCACAATTATATGAGAGTTATACTAGAAGAAGTTATTAGAGTAGATTATTAGAGTAAAGAAAACCCCTGGTACTGGTGAGGACTATGAGAAACACCGGTATTGGGGGTTTTCTATTTTAAGGAGGTATTATGAAAGTAGATGGAAATTGGGGATGCGGTGATGGTTGTGGTGTAGGTGATACCAGAAAATGGTCTCAAAATAGTATGTATGATATAGAGTGTGGTGAATGCGGTGAAATGGTTGAATTTTTTAAAGATGATAAGAAAAGATCATGTTCCAATGGTCATAAAGTAATTAATACAAAATTTGGAGAGGATTGTTGTTAAAGGAGATATAAAATGAAAAGCAAAGAATATAAAGAAACAAGAGATTCAGTAAGGTTTGTAATAGAAGGCAGTAAAAAGATGTGGGAGAAATATTTGGAGAGATTGAGGAAAGCCAAAGAAAAAGGTTGTACAAGTTGTGGTTGCTGTAAATAAATTTGGTTTACAGCCATAAATAAATGTGATAGAATTATAATAAGATTGAAAAATTCTTATAAGGAGGATGATAAGAATGAGTAAAGAAATTTGTGTAGTTCTGGGGAATCAAGAATGGAAAGTGAAACCAGACAGACGAATGGGACCTGATAATCCATGTTTGTGGATGACTTCGGGTGTGACAAAATTCAAAGACTGTAAGAATGACTTTGACTGTATTACGTGTAAATATGACAAAGCAATGGGAGTCAAAGCGGCAAAAGGAAAACAAATGACTTGGCAAGATTCTATGAGAAGATTTGGTGATATGGATAGAACTTGTCGACATACATTAACTAACAGGATTGAAGGTCGAATTTGTGCAATTAACTATGAGTGTTATAAATGTGATTTCGACCAAATGTTTGAAGACTATATGTTATGAAATGTCCGGGTGTTGATACAAGATACTGGAAAGACGACGCAATCTTTGAAGTCAAATGTCCGGAGTGCGGAGATACAGTAGAGTTCTTTAAAGATGAGTCAAAAAGAAAATGTTCTGGTTGTAGCAGAGTGTTTTTCAATCCAAAAATAAGGACAGATTGTTTGGAGTATTGCAAATTCGCAGAGAATTGCAAAGAGTTACTAAATAGGTAGGGGAGAAAAGATGAAGAAATTAGTTGCAGTTTTAATTATGTTAATTTTTATTTTGCCTGTTTCTATAGCTGAAGCAGGTGGTAAAGATAAAAGAAACAAGAGATATGAGAGGGAGTACTATCACTCATATCAAAAACACCCCGGAAAACATAGGGGACATAGTCATAGTAGATACTATAAAAGGTATAAACATGACCATCGTCGTTATAAACGTGAAAGACACTTTAAAGATTGGCATAAGTGGGAACATCACAGACGAGAACACCGTGATAGATATAGACATGGTGAATATGAACGTGATAGAGACGATCGTTTAACTTTTTCATATTGTTTAGAAAATTCTGAAAGGACAAGAAGAGAGAGCCAAAGACAAGAAGCCTGTTTTTCAATCTCAATAGGTGATTAATGGCAAAAGGTGGAGATTTTGAAAGGTATATTGCTAAAGAATTAACTGTATGGTTGTCAGGAAAACCTAAGCCCTACATGTTTTGGCGCATGCCGGCGAGTGGTGGCCTCGCTACCATACACGAAGAGTGTGTCGGGTTAGCTGGTGATATAAGGTCTGTGCATAAAGATGCTGAATTTCTAACTAACATTTTCGCAATCGAATGTAAAACCGGTTATCCCCGCACCTCATTTTGGCAACATTTCAAACAAACAAAGACTTTTAATATTGAGTCATTTTGGAAACAAGCATGTGGTGAAGCCGGTGAAGATAGGCAACCTATGCTCATATATAGAAAAAAGAACAATAAGCCTTTAGTTGGCATAACGGATGAAGTAGTAAGAAAAATACAAGAACGATCTGATTTGATGGAAATTCCAGCTATAACAATGTATTGGCCGGGTATTAAAGATATTCCGCCATTGAACTTATTTAATTTTAAAGAGTTCTTAGAAAACGTTGGGCCGGATGAAATAAAAGAAGTAGGAGAAAAACTCGGAATATGGCTACGATAAATTTAACACCAAAGCAATTTGGAGATTTAACTGTAAGTTTTTTATTAGATAAGATACTTCATCCAGACGAAGTAGTACCAGGAAATGAAGATTTTGATAAGTTTGTTAATTCTATAAAGGGTAAGGGTGCTAAGACAGCTTTGACTCAGCACTATGTCCAAATGGATTCAGCGAGTAGACTTAACTATAAAAGAATAAAGGATATTTTTGATGGTTCATCTAATGATATGCAAACTATCAAAATTATGCCAGCGAAGGATATGCCGAAGAAAGGCAAAAAAGAGAAAGAAGGCTTCATAAAGAAAATAGGTAAAAAAGTACTTAAGAAGCTATTAGGTCAAGGTCCATTATCACTCAGTTCAGAAGAGTGGAAAATATTGAATGAAACAATAGAATGGATGGACCAGATCAGGGAGGATAATAAGTTAAATGGGTGAATTAAGCGGAACGTTTCAGGACTCACCGGAAGCAGCGATAGCACAAGATAAACAGGTTTCTACACCACCAGATGGTAAGGTACAAACAGACGTAGCAGATTGTTTTGCAGATGCTGAATATCAAGGATTTCCAGTGTTCGATGTTACCAAAGATGAGTTCTATAACAACATGAGAGCGGACAGACAAAGATTAAGATTTAAGTCTGAAACGCCTGCTCAGCAATATTTCAAGAATACTCATTATAAAACACCGTTTTATATCAGAAATACTGAAGACGGTTATATGAGAAAAATCAAATAGAAAGGAGACTTTTAAAATGTTTATTCCAGTTCAAGTAGAGCCGGATGTTGGTGAATTAGCTGCGGGATATTCTTTACCATATCTCAACGGTGGATCACCTCAAATTGATTTTGTGCGTGGTCTTATAGAAAAAATTGATTCTGAAAAGAAAGAACTAAAAATAGCCGATACGGGTCATTGGATTCCATTCCATAGAGTAATGGCTTTTTCATTTGGTGGTATTGAGTTAGCGAATACTGAATACGACGACCAAAAAAGATGGAATGAAGATAAAAGAATCATAGATCAGCTCCTTAGAAGGCGTTGAAATGTTTGAAGATATACTAACAGAAGATGAAGACCCAAAACCATTTGTTTTTGGGCCATCCTATATTCATGTCATGTACTTCAAAGACGGAGAAGGATATGAATATGAAGTAAATATCAATAGTAAAGAGTTACTTGATGCACTACCTATGTTCCCACCTCGAAATCTTGATAGAGTAAGATCAGGAGAATTTATAGAGTTTGTCAAGGCTAATCTACTATTAGAAAAGTGTTTACTTATGGAGTCAAATGTAGTATAATAGGTATAATGTTGAAAATTAAGGAGCAGAGCTGATGAATAATGTGGTAATACTATTTGACTTCAACAACCTAATATTTAGAAATTTCTTTGTTAAGGATATAAACGCACATACGACAACACCAGATTGGATGTTATGGCGATATAATATCTTTAACTCAATTTATCAATCTTTATGGAAACAAAATTCTGTAAGAGAAATGATACTTGCTGTAGATGATAGAAGTTCATGGAGAAAATCCTATTTTAAAAGGTACAAGGAGTCAAGAAAAAAACAAAGAGACAAGTCAGATGTAAATTGGAAAGAGTTGTTCAACGAGATTAATCAGTTAGTGTCAGACCTGAAGCACTATATGCCGTTCAAGGTTATAAAGATAAGGTCAGCGGAAGCAGATGATATAATAGGAGTTTTAGCAACAGTACTTAAAGATAATTGTGTTGTTATATCTAATGATGAAGACTACTTACAACTTTGTTCGGATAGGGTGAAAATCTATAACCCAGGTAAAAAAGAATATTCGGAATGTGCTGATCCACAAGGATTCATTAATATGAAGTTATACATGGGTCAGAAAAAGGATGATATTTTTAATATAATAACCCCAGATGATTGGGGTCAAACAGAAGGAACAGAAGGAAAACGAAAGCCAGGTTTTGGTGAAGTTGCTTATCAGAAAGTACTTAAAGAAGGAACTGAGTCATGGCTTGAAAAGAAGCATATAAATAAGCATTATGGTGAGATTGATGTAAAGGCAAACCTAAAGAGGAACAGAATCCTCATGGACTTCAACTACATACCACAAACAATCAAAAATAGAGTATGTGATGCTTATAACGACTACACTTTCCCACCGCCATCGAATATATACCAGTTTTTTAAAAAATACAATATGAGGGGATTCTTAGAGGATTATAATAAGGTCGAGAGTAAGTTGTTGGAGCTATATTAATGAGCAAAGAGTTGGCAGACAAACGATATAAAAGAGTAAAGATAATTTATGACCATGAGAAGGATTCTATAGTAATATTTTCTGATTTTGAGAATCCAAATCACACGGTAAAATTGATTCAATTAGGTTTAGAGGAATTTTTGAACTCTATTGAGTCATTAAATTGTCCGAGTTGTGGTGAAACAGTTCACCCAAAATGGTCACATTGTAGTAGTTGTGGTCAGGAGTTATGACCACGGTAGTAAATGTTAAGAAGTACAACGGTGATTATGTCTACATAGGAAGAGGCTCTAAGTGGGGGAATCCATACCACATAGGCAAAGACGGAACAAGAGAAGAAGTAATCATCAAATATGAGAAGTACATAAGGGAAAGACCAGAGTTATTGGCTGATCTACCCGGGCTAGCGCGGCAAGTACTTGGTTGTTATTGTAAACCCAAGGCTTGTCATGGAGACATATTGGTTAAGCTTTTACGAGAGAGAGGATATAAAGATGAAACCAAGATACGCAGTATTGAATGAAATGGAACGAGATGATTTTGAAAAAGAATATCAACTTCCATACGGTTATGGAATGCTCGACATTTATTTGGACATTGAAGAAGCCATAGATGAAGCGGAGTATTTCGGAGTTGGGTATATTGTGGAGGAAGTATCTGACGATGGCAGGCAGGCTGTTTATAGGGTATAACCTTCGTTGGGCTGGGGATGCAATAACCTTGGACCCGGTGAGTCCGGATATATCTGGGATAACTTAAAGGCCCCATATTTATGAAAATTGTAGATGCTAAATGGACAAAGAAGTATAATGTACTTGTTATAAAATGTCATGTGTGCAATACAGAATTTGAACATAGGGCAGACAGATGGTATGCTAGATGCACCTATTGTCATACGCAAGAGAGATTAGATAAAATAAGAGATCACTATTTGACTGGAAAACAAAGCGGGTGAGGTGTCGGCCTTCTTAGCAAGGTGGGATGTCATTTGAAAGGAGTGAAGTAGGCAGGGGGATTAGAAAATTGAAATCTGTATTTGTTGAAGAGAAAACACTCGACGGCATGTGGTTTACATTGCTGTCAGAAGTATATAAGCACGGAAGAAAAAATCACATAGATTACGGAAGTTTTGCAGGCTCAAATAGATTAGAGTTTGACTATGTTGCTGGTACAATAGAATTTCCAACCACTAGACCTTTAGCACCAATAGTACCAGATGGTGTCCCACCAGTTACAACCGACGAAGAAATAGAGAAATACTTTATTAACTACTTAATGGATGGCCATAACCTTGCACGTAATGAGCATTATCGCTATGCCACATGGGTTAGTGGTGGTAAATATAGAGTTCCGAAAATGAAGATGCCCGAGCTAAATGCTGGTGTTGCTACTTTTGTATCAAGACAAAGAGGAGTAATAGTTCCTAATCAAATACAATGGTGTATAGATCACTATAAAGAAAGGGGTCATGGTAATAATCATTGTTATATTCAAGTTGGATATCCCGAGTCAAGTTTTGCTTATGATATGTCATGGGAAACTGAAGATGAAAGACAAACAAGTCCTTGTCTAAGAGGAATAGACACACATATAAAAGACGGAAAGCTATGCTTTGCCGTCGTTTTTCGTTCATGGGACCTATTCGCTGGATTCCCTGAGAATATGGGTGGAATAACTATGTTGATGGAGTATATGGCTGAGCAAATTGGAGTCAAGACCGGGTCACTTTCCTTTTCATGCTTGAAACTACACTGCTACGATTCTCAAATCGACGCAGTTAAAGCGAGGCTTAACTTATGAAAAGTGAAGGTTTTTTAGATGAAATAGAAAAGATAGTAGATGAAGTTTGGGATACGGAGAAGAAGCAAATAAATAATCACGTCGATAGTTATGAAAAAAACATTGGTTTGTGGGAAGATAAAGTACTAGAAAGAATACAGGGACAGAGAGTACAAGAATATCAGCGAGAGTACTTAAGAGAAATACAAAATCGAACAATGTGGGACACACCGTATTCAAG